TAACTTTAATTGGTGTATTTTTAGGTCTCCATCTAAACGGATCACTTGTAGTTGTAGCAATTTTTTGGGCACTTATAGTATTACCATTTTTTAGTTCTACCTGAATAACCCCGTTTGCATCATAAATGACTGTTCCGGTTCTAGTAATAACTTCAAGATCGTTACCTAGTGCTACAACTTGGATTCGTTGTCCTTGAGAATTTAGTATTTCAAATACTGCTACACCGGCTCCTTCTTTAGTAACATCATCCATTGTTTCAAACTCAACACTATCAACTGTAATTTTTTCTGAATTAGTAATAACATGTTTTGCTCTGACAGTCTTAGGACGATCTTCATATACTTTATCAAACGTTTCACGATCAAACATTTTTTCATTTATATCATATGGGTCATGTACTTCTACGTAAATTACTTCATATTCAATATCATTTGTCCCTGTCTTTTTAGCTACTGCTGTTTTAAGATTTCCAAGTTTAAATCTTTTTCTACTATGCCCCATTCTTGATCTTGCAACATATTCTCTAATATCTTTAGTTTCAATTCCAGCATATATTAGCATTTTAATATTTTTTTGTAATCCAAACTCTGGATCATTAGGTCTATAAATACTTGCTGGTGTAAATATATTTGGATCACCTATAAAGTTACTATAAAGTGTTCGCTGTGCTTGTTTTAAGAAAGGTTTAACAAATAAATTACTATACGTTATATTATCTGGATCTTTAACTGTAATATCAAATTCTCTTGAAACTGCACTAAATCCAAAACGATCACGTGCCTCAATTGTAAATTTAAATTTTCTATCTATAGTAGTTGTAGATCCATCTAATGAAAATAAGTTTTTATCAATAGTTGACAATCCATAAGTAATCAATCCTGTAGTAGTATTTGTCATTTTAAATTGATTAACTTTTCCGATAAGTTCACCATTATAATTTAAAGTTAATCCTGGAGGCAATGTACCGCTAGTAAGTCTGTATAATACTTTACTAACTATTGATTGGTCTAGTAGTTTTGCAGTAACACTAAATGTACTAACAAAATTAGCATTAATTGATCCTAAACTAGGAGCAGTTGACCATTCTATACTACTTTCTACTTCACCTAAAATTTTAACTGTAAATGTTTTTGCCTTTTCAGCCATTAAAACATTCGAACCAGTAAAGCGTCTTGCTTTAATTGTAAATTTATATTCTTTTGTAACTGCCGGTTGATATGGAACTCGTCCTGCAATTTCTCCTGTAACAGGATCTAATGTCATTCCTGGAGGAAATACACTAGCAGAACCATCATCGTTATATTGTTGTAATTCATACGTTAAAGCACCAATAATAGTATTTGGGTCAAAGACATCTAAGAAAATAGTTACATAATTATTTGCACGTTTATAACCAATGTCAGCTGGAGTTAACCAAACTGGAGTTCTAAGGAATGTATTATCAGCTGTAAATATTCCTGTACCAATTTGCATAATAGTATTATCGGCACGTAGGAAATCATCGCCAACTAAAAAGATTACAAATTTTCTTTTAGTAATAGTATCGCCATCGCTAACACTTACTTCAAACTCAAAAAATCTATTAAGTTTTTTAGGACTTCGTGTTTCAATAGCTGTATCATATCCCTGTGTATCGTAATAATAACTTTCATAACCATTAGCACTTTTTAAACCAAAGTCGAAAGGATATCCGTCAAATTGTGTAGTATCATAAAACCCACTACCAGACCTTAAATCTAATGCTAAAATAGGATCAACAATTCCTATTAGTCTTCCTGTACTTGTTAATCTAATACCTGGTGGTAATGTACCATCTCCGTCTGCAATATAAAATTCTAAGTTATCACCAGCTGGCAAGTCAGGATCAATTGCTTCAAGTTGAAAATCAACAATGCTACTATCAATGATATAAAACGCATTATTCTTTCCAATTTTTAATTTACCTTCTGGAGTTGTCCATGTTGGAGCATCTGGGCCATTAACTATAATTTTAAATGTTCTATCTTGAATACCTGTACTATTTGTAGCACGTAATACAAATTCGTATTCTGTACTACGTTGTACTTCAAATGGAGTTCCTACAAGTTTATTATCTTCTAATCGTAATCCAGGAGGTAATGTACCACTTATTAAAGTTATAATACTAGTATTAAGAGCTAATACTGTTGAAGATCCTTGCGTTAGATATATGTCAGGAGCAGTTGAATATACATACGTCATAAAGCTACGTACTATTTCTTGTTGATAAGTTTCTACTGTATGTGTATTACCTGTTTTATAATGTGTTACCTGTCCACCTAAATAGCTATAATAATATGTATCGTTAGTACCATAAAATACACCACTACCATCTGGAATTATATTACCCGTATATCCTTGACTCTTTGCTAATGCAAATGCAGATTCTTGTGCAGATAAAAAGTTTACACCCATAGCTGTACCGCCAGCGTATGGAACTGTAGTATCTAGAGCTCCGTGAATTGTTAGTATTCTTTTATCTCTAAATGGTACAGACGCTGTGTTATAATCATTTGCTGTTACTCCCGTTTGTGTTGTCGGAAAATAAAATGTATTATTTCTATATTGTGGATCAAACATTTGTGACATAATAGTTACATATGAATGAATATCTGTGTCATCGATTTCAATAAAAGCTCTATTAACTAACGAACCACCATTACTAATTCCAATAAATTTTATTTTTGATTGGTCAACATTATTGTACCCTTTTAATGCAGTAATTAAATCTCTAAGCATTTCCATATCAGGTGCTTTAGAAGTTTCATTTGCAATGTTCCATTCATTTAAATATCCTGTTGGAGCAATTATAATATGATCTCCTAAATAGTTTTTCCATGCATCTAAAGTATCAGTACCGTTACTTCCACTTCCATGTAAAAGGATAACTGCTGGAACTTTTTTAGTTGATAATTCTGGAATAGATGGAATTCTAACAGCTACAGGATATGTATATCCGTTAGGCTCTTGTGACCAAGTTTTAGTTATACTTAAATCTGATGTGTTTTCTAATGTAGGAAAAGGTGCACTACTTAATGCTGTAGTATCGGGTACAAATAACGATCCAAGATCAGCACTTGAGGGTGCTAACGGTAACGTTAAAGAGGCCGTTACTCTTTCTTCTAGCGTTGCTAGGGTATATCCTGATAATTGAGTCCATTGTGGTAACATATTGCTTATATCCCTTTACTTACAGTATTTATCGGATATAATGCATAGTTGGTCTGCGTACTAAATGCTTCGTTGTTCCTTAGTAGAATTTCCAAAGATATACGGATAAACAGGCTGTAAACTTGCATCAACTGATAAGTGATATGCCCACGTACCATTTGGATAGTCAGGCGTTTTAGAATATCTTCCGTTATGCTGATCTAATGTTCCAGTACTTACTTGATATTCATGGTCATTAATAAAAGTACCCGCGGCTTTTTCTGCGTATGTATAACCACGTCCTGTAGGTTCTGTTGAATAATATTGATATGAACTAGTCATTCTAATTACTGACGAAAGTACATTTGTTGGATCTGAATAACCATATGGTCCATAAATAGGATAGCCGTCAAAACAATAACCTATAATTTTACTATGTCCATCTGTGTGCCTAAACTTGTCTCCACCAAAATCAGTTGCAGTATAATAAGTTGGTGTTGGTGTCGAACCAGTTAACATTGCCGTACTCCACGCCGCATTTGCTTCTGCTGAACCTGTTGGTAAAAACATAAACATAGCAGAGTTATAATGATATTGTCCGTTTGTTTCAGGCCATCCACCGGCATCGTCTGCACCGTAGTTTGATCTAAATTGTACACCATTATATTCAAATCCTGGACCAGTTGCATCTGATGTTGGATCTAATCCTGGAGGTACAATAGTTGGACCACATGATGGACTGTATAATACTACTCCGTTATTAGCAATTCCCATTGGTGTTAATGGAACAGTTGCTTGTTCATTGGTCGTGTTTTCTCCGCCTCTATACTTAATAGAAAAATTATAAGTTTGTGCTTGAACTGTATTGTTGTTGGGCGTGAATACATTATTTCCAAAAGCATTTCCAAATGCCGCCGGATTAGGTAAACCGTTTGATGTAATTGTTAGTGTTGCCATTTTTATTCCTCTAAACTATTGTTCCTGCATCAAATCCTCTTGAGTCTGGTACTAAGTAACTACCAAAGTCAATATCTATTTGTGCAATTAACCAGTCAATTAAACTTGTTACTGTTCCGCTAAACTCTCCAAAATTAAATCCCGCAGTATTTGGAGCCATTAATCTAATATCAATACCATGTACTAATCCAGTAACGTTACCGTTGAAAGTACCGTTAAATGTACTTGCTGTTATTGTTCCGCCATTAGTTACGTTATTTCCACCAGCGTCTAAACTTGCACTTAACTCTGGTGATGCATCTGTTGATAATTCGGTATTAGTATTAACAGTTAATACATTACCACTTAATGAAGTACTAGCGCCAGTTCCGCCTTGAATATTTAAAGTTTGTCCGTCAGCTAACTGTATACTTCCTGAATCAGAAACAACATTAAGTTGTTGAAGTCCGCCTAATGCATTAATAGTAACACCGTTAGTTGAACTTGTTAATGTAATATTAGCGCCTTGAACAAGTTTTTTAAATTGTAATTCTGCACCAGCTTTTTGATAGTACAGACCTTCGCCAACATTTCCTAAATTTGTAACAGTTGTATTTTCAGGTGAACGTAAATCTAAATCAGCAAAATTTTGATTAGTTTTAATAAACGCTTCTCGTAGATCATCTCCACTACCGTCGTTTGCTAATGTTCCAATGTTTATAGTTTGTACAGTCATTTTGTCTCTCTTCTTATGTATTTATTCCAGGAGTACTGCTTCCACTAGTGCCTGAATATTTTAATGGATTAGGACTATTATATGGCCAATGTAGAACTCTGTTAGGAGCACCATAACGTCTTGGAATACTATTATATGACTCGAAATCAGTAGCTGTGCCTGAATCGTAAGTAGTTGCTGTGCTATGAATTGCAAGGAAATCTTTAAATTGTTGTGCAGTTCCACCTGGATTCGCTTGTAACCATAATGCTCCAACTCCACAAATTTGAGGTGCCGCCATTGAAGTTCCGCCTATTCGTGCCATATAGTGTGTAGAACTTCCTGGATAAAGTTGTTTAGTACCATACCCACTTACTTGACTAGTTGCACTTGAAATTTCAGATCCAGCCGCTATTACATCTATTCTAGGCCCTCTTTCACTACTTTGTGTTATAAATTCATCACTTATATATGTAGCCTCATCCATGTTTGCTACAAATATAGTATCGTTACTATGTGGTGAACTAGGTCGATTATAATATATAGGGGACCCGATGGGTACAACGTTGCCCCATATTTGATCTAAAGTATAATAACTATCATAAATTCCGCTATAATAAGGAGCATTTTCTCCTGCACATGGATGATAACCATTGCCGGCCGCTTTAACACAAATTACACCTGCATCTGTTAATTGTTCTTGTTCAACATCAACGGGAGTATACTCCATTGGATGTCTACTATTAACAGCTCCATATTGATCATCCCCTGAATTCCATACTCTTGGAGTAATATTTTGATTGACACCTTGGTAAAATAGTGTTTGCATTTGAGCATTACCAAATGTACCATTTTTATAATACCAACTGTAGCCCCAACTTTGATTTACAATAGTAGGACGTTTAAATCCTGTGTTAGGATCAATAGGTTTATTTTCATGCCAAACTCTTATACAGTCAAAAACATCATCGGCGTTTATTGCACTTGATCCACCAAATTTTCTTACAGAATAAATTTTTGCATTCTTGGCCCAACCGTAGGTATAACCTGCGGCAATTCCTGCTACGTGACTTCCGTGTTCATTTGCATTTCCACCAGATGAATCAGAGTTGGAATAATGAGTTGCAGGCATACAACCTGGAATAATTGTATTCCAGTCTAGTTGTATAAATCTTGAATTACCTGCGGCATCTCTCCATTCTGGATGTCCTGTAGGATCAACACCATCATCTTGTATAACAATATCAACGCCAGTACCATCTAGTGAATAATTATAATCTCCTGTGTATGAATTACTTGCCGCCGCCGAATCATATTCTTTAAGAATGTGTCTTTTTAATCCCCAATTAACTGCATCTTGACTATTAGTAGTTGATCTATCAAATTTGGCATTTTGTACTGCATATAATTGTTCTGTTTCAGGATCGGCTTTAGATGATACTGTGTGTATCCTTGAATCTTTTGATAATTCAGCCGCCTCGGCATCTGTTAACATATAATGGGTAATTCTATTATTAAATTTCTTAGCATACGCTACGTCAACAGTTCTACCTGGAACATGAGCACTAGCTGATGCATCACCATCAGTATCTCTTTCTAATTCAGCTTCTACTTCGTCAATATTAATTCCTTTTTTAGTAACGACAATATAAAGTTTTTCGTCAGCCATTACTCGCTCCTCATTGTTAATGCTCTATTAGCCGCAAAAGGAAAATAAGCTATTCTATTTGTACCGTTCATTAAGCTTCTGGGATTTGAAAAGAAAGTACTTGGAGTGCCTTCGTCTGTTGAACCTTGATGCATTAAGTCTTTAATTGAATTATCATGCCACCACTTACGTAATTGTGCAGGGGTCCAGCCTGGATTTAATTGTAATAATAAACAACTCATTCCTGCTACTTGTGGTGTAGACATTGATGTTCCATCACGTTGGTAAATTGCTGTATCGTTTGTACTATGAGCACTTACAATATCTGTTCCAGCCGCCCATACGTCAACTCTAGGACCTTTGTCACTACCTTCATTTGTAGCTTCTATATTATTGTATAACATACTATCTAAGTTACCTACTACAACAGTATCAGGACCTATGTTACCTGCGCCTCTATTATAATATACTGGATCTCCTGCGGTAATACTTCCTGTAGCAACACTTCGAATAATATGATTATCATAATCTATATCTCCAGAATAGCAAAGTTTTTGTTTTTGATTTCCTGCACTTTTAAAATAATGTACACCTTCATCTTGCATTTCTTCAACTTCAGCTTGTAATCCAAAAGTAGCCGCATTAAATCTCCCATTAGTATCACCAATCATTCCAAAGTCTGCACTTTTAACACTTCCTACACTAGCACCTCTAAATTGAATATCGGTTATAGAAGTGAAGTTAGCTTTTTTACCCCAACTTGCACTTACTACTGTTGGACGTTTAAATCCAGTAACTGGATCAACTGCTTTAGCTCTATGAAATTCTTTTATTGCATCAAACCAAAATGCTTGATCTAAACTGAGATAAGGTATATTATAAATTGCAGAATTTTTAGCCCAGCCATAATCTTTTCCTACGGCTGTTCCGCAACAATGTGTTGCATGACCACCTGCACCTGTTACATTAGTATAATCAATAGTAGGAATAGCACCACAGTTAGGAAGTGTATTCCACTGGAAAGGTACTAAACGACTTACGCCGTTTCTGTCTTGCCATTGCTCATGTGTATATCTAAATTTACTACCTTCTTGATGTATATAGTCTACACCTGTACCGTCTAAATGGTAGTCATAAGTTGTTCCAGCACTAAGATCATTTGTAGTATTAAGCCCCCAAGCATTTGTTTTAGAAATTTGTCTTAATAATCCCCAATTACCTCTTGTTAAATCATCAACAGCAACTTCTCTAGTCCAATCTGCACCTTGTTCGTAGTCTAACCAATCATCGGACCATACTTCAGGTACTTCAATGCCGCCAACTCTAGGATCGTTTTGAAGTTTAATTGCTTCCTCGTCTGTTAAGGCTATTTCAAACATACGTTTACTAGAAGGTCTAGTATTTACGTTGTCTACTTTTCTGTCAGGGATTATATTACTATCAACTTTAGAATCTAAAGTTGTATCTCGATTAAGGTCGTTAATTATTTCGTCTTTATTAAAGCCCTTGTGTAAAGAAACAACATAATGTTTTTCACTCATAGCTTCTCCTTACACTATTGTTAAGTTACCGACCATACCTGCATGACTTGTACATTGATAAACTAATGCCGAGTCGCTAGTATCATGCTGTGGTACAAATGTTTGTGTTCCTGTTTGTGATCCTGTTACACCTTCTGTAAAGTCAGCGCCACCGTTACTAACTCTAATAGCAAATGGGTGACTTCCTCCGGCATCATTAATAAAGATGTATGTAAATCCTTTATATAATGTAAAGTTGGGATTATCTGTTGTTCCATCGATACCAGGTCCTGCAAATCTATATGCAGTTGAACCATTAGCAGTTACAGTATATGTTATAGTTGGTCCACCGGAAGCAATTGTAATATTGCCCTCGGCATCACTAGTTGTATCAATTCCACTTCCACCAATAAATTTAATGCCTTCGTCTTTTGTAATAGTTCTTAATGTTGAATCGTCAGCACCAACAGTAAATGAGAAGCTATCATTTGTTGATGCCCAAATACTCCCGTTCCAAAATACTAATTGTTTTTCTGAACTATTGTAAATTATATCACCATCTTGTCCAACTAATCCTGCAATTCCATTAGTATCAAATGATCCTAAACGTAAAGGTGACTTTTGTATTACAACGGCATTTGCCGCATCAAAAAGTATATTACTTGCACTTGTAAATGTTGGTACACCTGTTCCTGATGTTTTTATAATATCAGCTTCAATAGTTCCTGTAGCTGTAATGTTTACACCTGTTAGTGTATCAGTAGTTTTGTTATATACTAAACCTGCATCGCCACCAAATGTACTTGAATCGTTAAATTGTACTTGTGTATCAGCACCACCAGGTGTTCCGCCGCCACCTGAAGCATTAAATGTAATTTCATCATTACTTGTAGTAATGGTCATATTAGTACCAGCGACAAGTGTTAAAGTATCTGTTTTAGTGTCAGCTACTACATCTGTTTGTCCTGAAACTGAAATTGTTTTAAATGAAAATTCGTTTACTTCGCCTGATGATATTGAACTCCAACTTAATGTTCCTGCTCCATCTGTTGTAATAACTTGTCCACTTGTTCCGTCACCGTCTGGTAATGTAAATGTTATATTTGATGTTAAGTTAGTAGGCGCTCTAAATCCTGAATAGTTTGTATTATCAGTATCGTAAAATCTAACTTCGTTTGATGTTGCAATTTTTAAATCGCCAGCAAATGAAACTTCGTTTATTCCGTTTGCAATTGCTCCTGAAATATTAAGGTTTGTAGCTTGAAATGTAGTTGCCGCTACAGTCGGTGCAGAAAGTACAGTTGTTGATGGATTATAAGTAAATCCAGTCTCAGTACTTAATGCCTGCCCATTACTATCACTTGCCGCAACAAAAGTTACAAACTGAGTAGTATTACTAGCATCTGGTGCCGCAGTAACAGTTGCCGCATCAACATTATTTAATACTCTAGGTTCCCATTTTGATGTTGACGTTTTCCAACTTAGCACGTAATCATTAACAGGTGTTGTTGAAACTGTATCAACATCACCAAGATCATTAATATCACTAATTCCACTTGCAATATTTCCTGGTCCCCATGTTCCAGCACCTGAATTATATACTAAGCCTTGTCCGTTAGTTGCACCTGCTGTACTTACATCTTGTAAATGAGTTAAATCACCAATAGTAAATGTAAGGTTGCCTTCAGCATCACTAGTTGTTGTAATACCTGTTCCGCCGTTAAACTTAATTGATTCATTTGAACTAATAGTTCTTAATGTTGAATCATCAGCACCTATACTAAATGTAAATGTACTTGTATCTAGTTTCCATTTAAATGATGTAGTAGCATGATCATAATATAAAATTTTATTGTCATCAGTTCCTGTAACTGTATCTACGTCATTTAATAGTGTTAATTTTGTTACACCACCAGCATCTGTTTTCCACTTCCAAGAAGTAGATGGATGATCATAGTATAAAACTTTTCCATCATCGCCTGCTGTAACAGCCGCTACATCTTTTAAATCACTTACTAATTTTTGACTTAGATCTAAACTTGCACCTGTTTGTGCATTTACTCTTGCATCAACTCTAGATACAGTATAATATAAATTATTACCTTCAGTAATTGATGTTGTAGTAGTACCTGGAGTTAAATATCCTACATCATTAGCAAGTTGACTTACCGCTGTCGGAAGTGTTGGAATAATTGGCTTATTTGTTAAGTCATTATAATCACCACTAAACGGATTATTAAATGATACATTATTAATTCGAATATCAGTAGCATTTACAGTTCCAGCATTAGTGATTCCAGCACCGCCTAAATCAAGGTTATCGCCTACTGGTAATTCCTTTAATTTGTTGCTATCTAATGTATCAACTATTAGTGGTATTCTATTTGCCATTGTTGTTTCCTATGTTACACATATTTATAGTGCCGCTACCCTTGTTTTAAAGTCAGCGAAATCCGTACTTGCCGCTACCTCTGTTTTTAATGTTGCTAAAGTAATTGTCTCAGCAGTAATAAATCCAGCACCATTTGTTAATTGGTTATTGTTTGTTGGTATAGTTGGAGTACCACTTAATACTGCATACGGAATAGAACTATTAGCAGTATCAACTAGTAATGTTGAATCATCACCAACTATTGGATTGTTTGATTGAAGCCCACCACTTAATTGAAAGTTACCATTAGCATCTACGCTTAATGTAGAAGTGCCTAAATGAATAGTATTTCCACTTAAATATAAATCTTTAAAACGATGTGTACTAGAACCGATATCGTAAGTAACATCAGTGTCAGGAATAATATTTCCTTTAACAGTTCCATCTAAATTAATTTTACTGTTTAATCCATCAACTAATGTAGTAGAGTCTTCACCAAATACAGAACCTTTAATATCTTGAACATGAGATATTGAGCCGTCATGTCTTGCAAATAGTTCTGTAAAGTTCTCATTAACTTTAGTAAAGGCTGTGCGAATCGGATCTCCGTCACCCTTGTTTGCACTACTACCTATGTTAATATTTTGCTGTGCCATTATACTCTTCCTACCACAACTTCAATTAGTCCTTCACCTGGAGTAGTTTTGTCCTCTAGTGATTTACCAATTACTGTGCCAATTTTTGGACTTGATGTCATACAAGCAAATCCTTCATGTGAACTAGTTACAAGCATTGCACCTTTTTTGATCATGCCTTTAACTTTAACTTTTGTTCTACCTTGGAGTGCGATTGGTGTAACATATTCGCCTTCTTGTGCTGAATTCATTAAGTATGCTGGATTTTCTGAAACAACACCAGCTACTCTATTATCTTCATGTAAGCGTGTCATACTTACTTCTTTATCACCGCCAAATATTACAACGGTTCCTGCTTCTAATTTAGTATCAGCTAAGTAATTCTCAGCCAAGTCAGCATATTGTGCCTGTGTTGCAGTACCACTAAATGTAGCAGAATAAATTGTATTATATCTTTTAGTTGCAGAACCAATAATATATGTATCATCTAAAGCTGGTTCAAATCCTGTTGATGTTGCTTTAAGTACTGATGCACCGTCTGCCACAATTGTTACTTGTCCTGCCGCACTATAACCTGTGTTAGCACCAATTGATATACCTGTTGAGTTTGCATCAAGTTCACCTGGTGCTTCAATAAACGAAGACTGTATCCAGTCAACACCTAATCTTGATTCTCCAGCTAGTGCCGAGTTAGTTTGGAATATACTTTCTGTTACACCTGATGCTCCAATGTCAAGACTTCCTGGTACACTAACTGTTGGAGTAGTTATACCAACTGAACTCATGAATACTGCACCACCTGGTGTGCTTAACTGAACTGTAGTACCCGTAGTATCTACAATTAAATAGCTATCAACTTTTAATCCTTGTACATCTATTTTCCCGTCTGATAGTGTTTTAACTAACGCATCTGCGGCACCAACTGTAGTAACAGCATCATTAACACCTCCACCTTCAGTAACAATAGTTGAAAATGGAATTTCAGCAACATCACCTGAGCTCGAATCGCCAGCCGCTCTACCTAATGCTGTTCCATCAGCAATATTAATAATTTTTCTGTAATTAAGTTGATTATTGTTTATTGTAACCCAACCACTAGTTGCTGTAAATATATCTTGATCAAAACTAGCAACACCTAAGTCTGCTTGTACAATTCCAACTTCATTTATTCTTGTAGTTGCCGCATTAAGATTTAATTTACTTTGTGCTATTGCCGCCGCTGAATTTACATCCGCATTTACAATTCTATCAGCAACTAAGCGAAGTTCTACAGTTGATTCAGTTTGTGTTCTTTCAACATGAAGTGTAACATCTGTAGCTGGTAGTTCTACACCATTTGCCCATTCATAATACGGACCTTGATTTAGTTGGGCTGTAACACCCCCACCAGTATCAACAACATCACCTAGGTTAAACTGAGTTGGACTTGATGTCCAAGTATATGTTAATAAGTTCATTGCTACAGAGTTTAGTGTAACGTTTTGTACGTCAACTACTGTACCTGTTGCTCCAGTACCACTACCTGTAATAGTATCACTAACTTGGAAGTTACCGCCACTAGCTGGGTTTGTATAAATTCTATATTTTCCTGTTGTTACAAGTAATTGTTCTGGTGCTGGATTATTTGTTTCTACATCAAGTTGTTCTGGAATTGTATCACCAGCTTGAATTAATCCGTCAACATAACTCTTAGTTGCCGCATCTTGATCTCCTGAAGGATCTCTTAAGTTTACAACGGTATAAGTTCCGCCAGCATTTTGATCACCAGTAAATGCTAATACACCACTTCTAGCTAATGCCCCTGGCCCTATTTGACTACTTACGGGACCGCCTGCATGGTTAAATCCTAAGCGTCTATTTACATATCCTCTAACTGCTGATTCTGTTGGTACTGAATCACTAGCATTGTCAGTCATGGCATCGTCTGCACTAAATTCACTAGCTACAACACCACGCTTAAATCCTAATCCATCTAAGTTACTTAGAGCAATACTTGCCGCAAATGTAACTGTACCAGTACCTTGGTCAACTGTAAAGAATTTACCTACTCTAAAGAATCCATCTTGGTCTGTACTTACGTAGAATACTCTACCTTTATCACGTTCATCTGTTTCTTTTTCTTGATCAGGTTGCGTGGATGGTGGTCCTAATGTTACATTCGGGAAGTTAGAATTATTAAAGCTACCTGAACCAATATCTAAGAAGTCATGTCCTGTTGCTCTACAAGTAGAAATATTAATAGTAATTGTAGCATTTTCATCTTTTTGTAAGCCAACTCTAAGAGTAACAACCGTTGTAGCATTAACTACTGTACTAACAATTCCTGCCGGAGTTAATGGAAAGTTAATATCTGAATGTATAAGATCTTCAATTGTAATTGTACCAAAACCAACCTGGTCAGTATAACTAGTAATAATATGAGTTTTACCATCCCAGGCAAAAATCATATCACCTGCATTTAATCTGTCTTTATCTCTTTGTGATGTAATTGTACTAACAGCAATAACAACGTCGCCTGCTGTATTACCCATTGTAGTACCAGTAGCGGCATACGTGTTATTTGCCGCTTCAGCATTATCAACAGTTAATTTGATATATTGATATGTACTATCAAAAGTAATAACTCTTTCTGTTGCCGCTAATGCTGTACCGATAGCATCTGTTACACCGTAATTTATTGATCTATATATTAGATTAGGAGCTTCATCCATTTCGATAGCAGTACTAGGTTTAGTAGTAATTGTATCAACGCCAATGAACCTGAAGTTTAAGTTATTTCTAATAATAACTTTGTCGTCATGTGCTAATGTGGCAAGTAATCCTGATTTTGTTGTATTGTCTACTCCTGTTGTAGCAAGATTTAACTGATAAACAGCTTCACTTCTACTTGAGTTTGCATAGTGAAAGCCTGTTATATTAACAGAAGCACTTGTAGTATATGTGTATTTTTGTGCTGTACCACCACTAACGTAAGTGTGTACTATTCCGTTTTTACCAGCATCAAATACAAAACTAGTTGTAGTAGGAACATCATAAATTGTAAAGAATCCTGAGCTCTTTGCTGGAGTGGCTGTATCTGGATAAGTTTTTTGTCCATTCTTACAACTTAATACTACGTCTCCAATTTTAACAGTATCTAGTTTACCCCAACCGTGAGCATTATTAGTAGTAACTGTAACTAATCCAGTTGTATTATCATACACAAAATTAGTAACGTTAACTGAAACACCTGAAGATGAAGGACTTGCAAACTTTGATGTACCACCACTATTCCAAGTTTGTTCAATGGCGCTTGGTGGTAGGAAAAATTCTATTGTATCAGTATCAGGAACACCAGTTACAGTAAAGAGTCCTGATTGTGTTGGTGCTGGATAAACATGAATACCGTGAGCACAACTAAATTTCAAACTAAACAAGTCACACGTATTACCTGAAGCAAGTCCGTGTGCTGAAGCTGTAGTAATTGCTAGAACACCTGTACCGTTGTTATATGTTGCCGCACTAATATCTTCTCTAGTTGGGCCACTAACAACACCGCCACTAACATAAGTGTGAGCAATTGCACTTGTGCCTAATTGCACTTCAAATGTGTTTGCTGTTAATCCTGTTGCTAAAACTGTTACAGTTGTTGTTGGTGTTGTTACAGGATAAGTTTTTTGTCCTAAACTACAATCAATAACCATATTACGGATTTCAATTAAATCATCTACAGCTCTGCCGTGTCCAACCGCAGTAATACTAGTTTTTGTATCAGTAATTGCTGTTGCTTGTACTGTTGAAACTTCATACCTAGCTCTACCTATTGCACCGCCGTGATCAATTTCAATTTCACTCTTAGCATGTGGAAGATATTCAGTATTAGTAACCCAAATTTTTAACCCGTCAACTGGATGATCATATGTTGCACCATCATCATAAATTCTAGCAGTCTGTACAAAGTTTTCTTGAGTTTTAACTAAGTCTGGTTCTTCATTTGGACTTGCCCCTGAAGCAACAAGACCGTAATTACCATAAGAGTTAGATCCGTTTAATGATCTAATATCACTACCATTATTGGCAAAGTAAGCAACTTCACAATAGTATGTAAACTGTGAAACTAATTCTGCTAACGCACCGTTATTAGCAACTGTACCATAACCCATGTCATTAAGTTGTACATGATCATTTGATAACATACTTCTGTTACCAGAAGTTTGTAAAGTAATGTCAGTTGGCATAGGTTGTGTAAACCCGCCGTTACTAACACCTGACGTTGGGTTTAGAAGAAGTGTAGCAGTACCTGCCTCTTTATCATAATTTGTAACAGCATCAACTTGATATCTAATACCATCAATATAAAACGGACAAGGTACTTGTGGTTTCTTAAATCTTAATCCTTGACCAACTAAACTTTCTACATTAATTGAAAAGTTATTAGCTTTACCAGTAACTACAGTAGTAATATTTCCGGCAAATCCGTCAATATATAATCCACCCCTAAATGCTTTTTTGTTTAAGCTCTTAGAAAAACTTGAGTTGGTTTGCATATATGGAGATTTAGTAAGTACTTGACCATCTGGATCAAGTACACACATAAATCCGCCGTGCCCTTCACAAGTTAAGTTTCTTAAAATTGTAGCATCGTTCATTAAGAAGACATCCATGTCCTCATTGTTCTTTGCTGTACTAGTTGAAAGTGTTATATCAGTTAAGTAATGATATCCATAAGCTGGATTATCGTAATCTGGTAAGCTACCAAGGCCTGTTGTAACTACAGAGTTAATAAAAGTTAATATTGTACCTACTTTAGTAATAGCTAATGCTTCACCTACAGTAGAATCTAAAATTTGTGTTGTAACTGATTGTGCTGATGAATATGCGGTATTAGTTAAAATAAAGTTATTAATTATATCCTTCATTTTTACAATAGCGGCACCTGTTTCAGTTTGGGCACCAGGTACTTGTGTTATAGCACCTTCCCAATATTTGTCAGCGGCTAAGTGTGATTTACTATTTCCGCCATATTTTAAATCAAATATAATAGCATCAATAATAAGCCCCATATCTCGTTCACATTTTTGACTAGCACTTGTAGTAAGGAAACTAGGATATGTTGCATTAATATATGCAATAACTTCGTCTTTAATGTATTCTTTGTTTAATGCTAATAAATGTGTAGCATTAGGATTAGACGGAGTTATAAGATCAATACCATCAAATACAGGATCTCTATAAAAATGTATTGCTTTCCATGGACTCGCTGATACGCCTGGTTTAGGTTTAATAATACATCGTCTAAACTCATCACCTTTAACTGAAACGTTAGCACTTAGTCTAATCGGATAATGTTCAAAATAAGTTCCACTTTCTAAGTTAATTGTAGTTTGTGGTTTCTTAACAGCATAGCCATATTCTAATTTTTCGCCTAGTACATATTCTATAGGCTCTAGTAATTCTAATTCAACTAAGTCATTAGTAGCACCTGGTGTATGTTTTACAATTCGTCCAACAGCACCTGATGTTTGCCCAACTATCAATTTACCTGGAATAAGATCGTTGTTTAAAGTATTAGCTTGATCAACGTATCCTTGATTTCCGTTATAAATTCCAATTTCCCAAGTACTACCTTCAACAAGTTGTGGCGCTGATTTATAATCTGGACCTGTAATTAAGGCTATTACAATATCCCATTTTGCCGCAACCGATACTTGTCCTTGATTGTCAACTACTTGAGCCGAGTTAATTGTCTGTGTGTATGTAGTTTGATATAACGTTGTTTCTGCCAGGTTTACTATAACTTTAGCGTGTAAGGCTTTAGCAAAAACTTGTGCCGCAAGTGTTTGTGTTTGATATGTTTTTCTTGCTACTTGTCCACTTACAGAACTATAATATCTATAACCTGTGTTTATAGCATGGAAGTTAGCTGTAACGCCATCTAATAGATCTAAAACAATTCCGTCTAATGTATAACCTAAATCTCTTTCACATAATTCTCTTGAGTATACATGATCTGGAAATGTTGTATTAATATATGCAATGGTTTCAGCAATAATAAATTTTCTATTTGCATCTGTTAATATTTTTACTTCTTCGTATCCACTACTATTCTTTACACCACTTGTACTAACAGTTGCATCATTATTTCCTGTATTGTAAGTAATTCTTTGTGTGTACGGGCCAATGTTAACTGGAGAAGTATCAACTATCTCTTCAGCTTTTTGTGCCGCCGCACTAATTGTTCTATATGCATAAGTCCATGATCGCCCTTCACTACCACTAGGCACACCAATCATTGCATCGTTACCAGTTGTACTTACATATAAATTTGTATGTGATGATCTTGAAGAATTATCAACATAATATTTTGATGCCGCTTGTAGTTCGTCTGGGTTTTGTCCTTGTACAATGGTTGGTACTGCTGAAAGCCCGTTTTCAATAATATCATTTAGTGTAGCAACTAATCCAGTTACAACACCAGCCGCTGTTGATTCTGCATTAGATGAATCTACAAATTGTGAAGTAATTATTGGTGATTGTTGTGTTGTATATTGTGTATTTGTAAAGATGTTATTGTTAATAATATCTCTTAATTTATTATTAACGGCTACAGCATAAGCTATTTCAGTTGGAGGTAATTCCGAAGATGCACCATCCCAATAAATTTTAGCTACTCTAATTAATTCTTGATTACCACCAAACTTAATATCATGTGCAATTGCATCAATATTATATTTTGTATCTCGTTCGCATTTTTCATGTCTAGCTGTAGTATGTATACCTGGGTATGTTATATCAAACCAAGCCATTACTTCATCAGCTAAAAATTCTTTATTTTTAAGTATTAAATTGTAAGCATACGGTTGTTGTGGTGATGCGCCTGCGTGTGCTCCTGGATGATCGCTTAGGTAAAGCAATCCAGCCATTTTATCGCCTTCACGTCTTACAATAGATTTTCTTGGAAGTGCTTCTGTACTAATCCAGTTACCAACAAGTGTTTCATCATATACAGCATCATACATTGATTGTACGCCAGTACCACTACCAGCTGGAACATCAATTTTTACTCTTGTTGCATCGTCATTATTTTGTGCTTCTTCAAGAGTTGCATGAATACTAACTTGGTTTTCGTTAACATATCTTAAATAATATGTTGTTCCTGATACTAAACCTGTAGCATTTGTTCCTGTTGAATTATATTTGTATGCAATACCGTTTGCACTTACTTCGAAACCATGTAGACTTGATACAGCATTTCCGCTACTGTAACTCGAAATAATAAATTTATAAGCATCACTGTTTGGTGGTTCTAATCTTGCTCTAATTTGTCCTGTAGCACCCGGTCCACCTGCTGATCGTAAATAACGACTATCACTATATCCTTTAGTAACAACTAAATCATCTACAGTAAAAGCTGTGCCATGTGTTACATTTAATGTATTCACAGCCGCTGTAGAAATATTTGGATTTGCAATAGCTTGGTTTGCCGCATTCAATGGCCCACCTAATGACGGAGTTTTATCAGTATTGATAATTGTTCCGGTATTGCTAACTATAATTTTGTCGTCTGCTAGTGAATCAATTGTAATACCTAAGCCACCTGTTAAGGTTTTCATAAGTATTTGATCACCAGCCTCATTTGATTGTGGAATCTTGTATGCGCCTAAGGCATCAGGAACATCACTTAATGCTCTAAATGATATTGCACCACCTTGTCCAAATACAGCATAAAGTTCTGTAAAGTTTTCATTAGCTTTACGAAACGATTCACGTATACTATCACCAGTACCGTCGTTACCTTCTACACCTATATTAATATTTTGTTTTGACATACTTTAAAATCCTACCGATTCACCGCAACCACAACTTGATGTAGTTGCTGGGTTTTCAATATCAAAAAATGATCCAAAAATTTCTTTTTTATAATTAATTGTAGTACCTATCAAATACATTTGACTCATTGCATCTATACAAAAATTTCCATGATCTAATTCAATAACTTCATCTTTCTCTTCAACCTCGTCTGATAAACTCCAATCATATTGCATTCCTGCACATCCTCCACCCTTTATAGAAAGGCGTACAACGGTGTTATTATTGTCTAAAAGCATTTTATTCATATGCTCTTTAGCCGACGGTGTTAATGTTACGATATCTGTCATTGGCTCCTAATTCCTTTGTTAGTTATATTTATCAAATAGTCTAGAATCCTAATGTAATTATAAATAGTTATATGTTTATACGAACAGAACAGACTATTCAATACTTTATGCGTAGGGGCGTAAAAGGCGATCACCACCCTTATAAACGTAAAAAGACTATAGTAATTTTTCAGTGTGATAATTGTAAAGAAGAATTTATACGAGATAAAGGACGTATCGATCCTAAGAGATTAAGCGATGATTATACGCATGTTTGTCCAAAATGCAATCCTAAACGCTTTGCCCAAAAGCGTGGTGTTGAACAACGAAAAAGATTAAATTTAAGAGTGGATAGTATGATCGATATTAGCAAAATGTAACATCGATCAAACTATCGGTAATCTAGATTATTCAGATTTCCAAATATTATAAGCACCCCAAGCCAATGCACCCCAGATAATAACTGAAGATAATGGCATGATACCTAGAATAACAATTAATGCGGCTCCGCCAATAATGATGCCGTTCCAAGATGTGCGTTCTGCGAATCTTTCTTTGATCCAATCAATCATAATAATTACTCCTATAGTTTTTTATGCAATTGCGACACAAGTTTAGACTTAACAAGTCGTCTATCTAGCTCAATACCGTGCTTTCTTCCTAAAGTTTCTAAATCTTTTTTAGTCATTTTAGAAAGTTCAGTTTTAGTAAACGCTTTTTTGGCTTTCGCTGTAACCTTTTTTACTGTTGAACCCATAGTCTTTTCTGACCAATGTCGAATAGCTGATTCCTCAACTTCTGGGGCGTCTTCAGTTTTATTTGAAAACAGTTTTTTAAACCAATTAATCATAGTCGGTTGTCTCCTTTAAATTATGTCGTATGTATATTTATGTAGAATAACCCCTTAGGCTATAAAATCGACTTTATTGCCTGGGTCCTTAGGTGTGCGTTTTAGTTCAAAAGGTAGCTTTTCTTGTAATCGATGTTTATCCAATTTTACTTTTGCTATCGATTTTACCTTTTTTAGAGTTTCTGTGGATAAAGTTCCTACAGATCGAAGAACATTAGCCATAAACAATCCTGATGAATTAATTCGCATTTTTTTGTTTTTCTCTCTGTTCTATGCACCATGCATCATTAGGTTTAAACATACAGTCAATTATTTTGCCTGCGGCACCTAATGTAGGTTTTGGCTGTTTTTCACAACCAATTATTAGCATAATTATTATACCTATTATTACACCTTTAACAAATGTATACCATAATAGACCATAATCAGAAATACCAGTTTTTTCTTTAAACCAAGTTATTCTGCCTTTATGCCATTTTAAGAAATTTTTCATATATCTACTTATCTTCTTCTAGTAATTTTTTAATTGTAGATTTTAATAAATTAGTATAATCTGGGTTTGTTGAAAATAAATCTAATGTATCAACTAACGCATTAAAATCGTATGACCTATCTTCCATCATTTCTTCTCTTAAAATTCTAAATTCTTCGTATGCTGAATGTGTATTCAATAAGTCTATATAATCTTTAATTGACTGACATTTAGATTTATATACTTTAACACCCCATATTGCGTTTGGATTATCTTTAGGTTTCATTTGAGGTAATTTAGGATTCCATGTTCTAACGCCAAATAACGCATTACCTTCTATTGCAAATCGGCTAGTACCCCAACCTGATTCTAGTCCTGCTTGAGCTTCTACAATTAAAGATGGAATTCGTAAACTATGTGGTGTTGTAAAGTTTAAATATTGAACACATTGTCGTACTGCTTCAGTAAATGTCTTTTTACTATTATAAACAAATTCAGGTTCGTGTAACCCTAATTTAATTGCTGTCTTAGATTGTTCTAATTCTATACGTTCTGTTATTTTATTAAGAATAAAATAGTTTGGTTTGAAAGTGCCCACGCCAAAAGAAACAATACTTAATACAAGTACTGCTAGGAAGAAAATAAGATATTTTACTTTAGTATTTTTAAACATTCTTTTCATACTATATTACTATAGCATAGTTCGGGTTACGTGTCAATCAAAATTAATACCAATTTTGTTTGCACCACGGATCTATTGAATCTTTTGGATTTGGATCACCATGAAATACTGCAATACTTGTTTCGGGCAGTATTTTGGGTTCGCCCGGTGTAGCAAAATTCCGTTTTCCAGTTATTCTAGACATTTCAGGTTTGCCCCGCATCTCCCATTTATAACTTTGGATCCATTCGTCAGGCCAAAAGTTAAAATCTGTTTTTACATTAGCATATAGCCAATCTTGATCTCCGTGGTATCTTGCCGCATGATATTTTGGATCAGTCATAAAACGTTCATATACTTGACTATGTTGTCCTGTATTAAATCGAATAATACTTGAATTCATCCTATCCCAATTAGATTGGACGCATCTATTAAAATCTCGTATAACACAAAATTCGCCAGGTTTATATGTAAACAACTTATCGATATTATCAAAAATAATAACATCTAAGTCTATGTAAAGAATTGTTCCTTTTATAGCTAGTCCTGGATTAAAAAACATTGGTTTATACCACCAACCACTAATATTTGGAATTGCAGGTAATGGATGAATTTCTATACCGGATTTTATACCTGCACCATTTTCTGTAAAGACAGCAAAGTTAAAAGGTATAGTTAGATGCCTTGAAACCATATTGTGCAAAATATTAACATACTCTGCACTATATTTGTCGCCGTGCTTTAGGCATACAACACAATTTGCCATAAAGTTCTCCTTAATTTAGCGGTTGTGTAGCCATTGCCGGCTTAGATGACATCGCCCCAATACTTAATGTAACTCTTGGTTCTAATGGAATAGATTTGTGTGGTATTAGTCTAGGAAGCAATAATGCATCACCAGTTTTTATTTGAATTAAGCTGTTTTTACTTGCTTCTTCATTTGATAATGCATAAGCAACTTCACCAACACCTTGAATTAATAGTACAGTTTCTTCATCGCGATGCATATAAATTGAATGGTGTTTATCCGATAAACTCCAAAACAAAGAACAATTAATTATAGTTTCAGTTTGATAAGGTTCATAGTTATCTAAAAATTCTATATAAAAGGATTTTATCTCTTTATGGGTTTCGATCCCAGGCAAGTGACTACTATATTGATCCATGACAGTATCATGATTAGTAACTCTAGAAACATACTGATTAATAGTTAGCATTGTTTCAAAGTTAATAATACTTGCTTCAGGAAACATACCAGGCCAATGTTTGACCTGGTTGTTTTTACGAGCTTCGTTTAGTTCTTTCCAAAACTGTTCACGCATTTATTTTTCCACTATTGCACTATTACTACCGTGTTCAAAAACTTCAACAAGTGAAAGTCTTACACGACCGCCTGTATCTTCTTCAACTAATGGTGCTACATAATTAAAGACATGTTCAGCAAATTTCTCACAACCAACACCGTCCATTAAAACTACTTTTGCAAGTCCTTTTTTATCTAATGCCATAAAGTCTTCCACATTAGGATCATTTTTGTCAACTGCAAATTTATGATCAAAAGTGTCTTCTAAATATTGTTTGATCCATTTACAATTGCCAAAGTCATAAACCCAATTTTTATCATCAAGTTCAATAGCTTCGAATTCAAATCGAAATCCTAAACTATATCCGTGTATTAATGAACAATGACTGTGGGTTGCTTTTGCTTGTCGGAAGGTACAACTTAACCCTCTTTCGTTACCGTATGTTTTTGTGCTTTTGTATTTCATTTTATTCTCCTTTTAATTAATCGGCGGAGTATTTAAAGAGGGTCGACGATTTTTAAGTCCTCATGTTTGTATTATATAGTCTTTTGCATTACTTGTCAACTATTTAAATTGGTGCGGATTCTCCAAATCATGATAGCATACTTGAAGATGTCTTGTATTGAAAGCAATCGTTAGTCGTTTTTCTGTTTTATTGCGATAACTTCGATGATATAACCAACTTGGAAATAAAACTAGCATACCAGATCTTGGATGAAACTCCATTATGTCAGCAGTAAACTCTGTCGCCCGATCATGTACTTCGTGCATTTTTGGTCCTAAATTTGGATTCTTAAAAACAATAGGAGCACTACCTTCGTCAACATACGGATAGTATGCTCCACTTACAATACTAAAATCGTGTCTATGTTCGTTAACATGTCCGTCTGCTTCTTGAATATTAAACCAACTTTTCGTAAGTTCAACACCTTCCATTCCAAGTGTCCTAGTATAATCATTTAAACAGTTTTCAATATCTCGTTTTAACTTTGCAAACTCGGGTAAGTCTAAACAATTTGTACTTCGATGAACTTTACCGACTGGATCATAATGCATACTACTTGTTTTACCTTTGCCTACGTCTTTTGGCCATGATGATGTTTCTTCAAAATTATCCATCAGTTCAATAATACCTGGATTAGCAGGATGGTTTTCAAAGCAGAATACTTGTACTAAAGTTGGAAACAAATTAAATTCTACTTTATTAAATGGACCTTCTGGAAGATTAGCTCTCATGTTTTTCCCTTCTATAATCTTTTACAGTAGCAAGATGTCCTTTGTCTGCTGTTCGAATTGTATTAAAACTTATTGTGTAACGCTTCTCACTTTGGGTTTGCGGAACTGAATGTTTTAACCAACTTGGAAATAATATTAATAATCCATCAGCTGGTACAAAAACTTCTGAGTATGTACTAAATCTTGTTTGTTTAATAAAACTCATATTCATTGCATAATGTTCTAATGGACTTTCAAATATTAAAGGTGCACTTCCGTTTTCACATTTAGGATAGTACGCTCCGCTAATAACACTTCTCTCATGTCTATGAGAATCTACTGAGCCATACTTCGCTAGTTTATTAAACCAACTTGTAGAAATAAGTGTGTAATCAATACCAGTTTCTTCAGAATATTCATCACAACAAGATTGTATTGTTTTCCAAAAACTAACTAACCTCTTATCATTTAAAAACATTTCGTTGCCAGTAATATAACTGCTTTGTCCTTCACGTATTAAAGCATGATTACCTGTTTCATAAGTTTCAATCATGTCAATTACAGTTTGCTCACACTCGTGACCTTTTAAATCATAACTACTGATTAGTGTTGGAAATGCATCAAAATTTCTAGGTTTAGGTGGTCTCATTGTCTATCTCAAATTCAATTAACATTTTATTACATACATTCTTGTGTTCTGTTGGCCATTCTTTATTATTATAATAGTAAAATTGTACCATAGGAAAATACTCAAATACTTTGTCAATTTGGTAAAGCCAGTAACTAGGATCTACTGGACTTGAATCTGCATCGTTATAATTCTCTGTGCCTTTATATATGTTATTAACAGTATTATTTTCGGAATCTAAATCAAACCCAATCATATGTACTTCAGGGTTGCCACTCCATTTAGTAGATATGCTGGCCCCTAATAATACTGCATAAGGTCCACTACCCCAATGCCATGGATCGTCAAGTCTTGTATTGCCTTTATATGGAAGTATTGGAACTAGCCCACATAATTTAAATTGGTCTATCCAATCAGCCCTAGTATAGATAGAACCGTAGTTACGTTCTTTTTGTGCTTCTTCAACCATACGGCGATCACAACAAATTAAATGATTTACATAAAAGTCTCTGAAAATTGCGTTACAACCAACCTTTATGCCACCATATTTGTTGATGTCAATATCTTTTCTACTCTCTCCGTTCCCTATTACAAGCATGAACAATATTTAATAAATATGTATAACGATAGGGACAAATCCGAATGACAGCATTTTACGATTTTTTTAGATTCATCAAGTTGTACTCTACAGACGGTACAACACTAGAGCATACTATTGAGGCTGATGCCGTAACTGATACTTTGAGCATCAGTAGAGGTGCAGGAGTGGCTTGGACGGGTGCTTCAGCGGCCACAGATTCATTTAAAATAGACGTTAATTATAACTTAGAAGTTCCTGTAGGAACTACAACTTTAAGATTGACAGATGTTCATAGTGTTGATCAAGATATTGAGCTACATGCTGGCGGAAATATGACTATTACTAGAAATCATTCTGGTAGTATAACTCTTGCGTCATTAATGGGTGGGGTTAGTAGAGTAATAACTTCGGCGACCCAAGCTTCTCCAGTAGTTATTACAACAAATACAGTTCATGATTTTACAGAAGGAACTCCAGTTACTATTGTAGATGTAGTTGGAATGACTCAGCTTAATGGTAATGAATACTATGCTGATGTACTAACTTCAAATACACTAGCATTGTATGAAGACGATGTTCTTTCAGTACCACTTGATGGTACTGGATTTACTGCATATACATCAGGAGGAGTTGCTACTGGTGAATACGCAGGAGCCAAAAAGATAAATGATTTAACAGATGTAAAATTTAATGCTCCTAATTTTGCAGATAGTATAATGTTAGGATATACTACAACGGGTACATTAAACAATGCTCATAGTAATATTTTTATTGGAAAAGATGCAGGGAAAACTGTTACAAGCGGAAATCAAAATACTGTTATTGGTCACAAAGCTGGCGATAGTATAACAGATGGAACTAACAACGTATTAATTGGTGCTTTTGCAGGAGATACTATCCAAGGTGGCGACGGCAATGTTATTATAAGTGCTGGGCATAGTACTGATCCTGCAGGTGGGTGGTCTAATAATATAACATCTCTTGTTACTGGTGACGGAAAACGTAGATTATATATAGGACAAGAAAATCCTAATGTAGACGGTACAGTTCTTGACGGGCAGTATTATTCAAACATTTGGCATCATTCTACACAAGTAGGTGCCTTTAGGGCTCAAGGCGAAAGCGGAGGAACAACTGTAACTAATCCGCCGTATGCAACTACATATTTAGAACGTGCTTATATCACTATAGATGCTACTAATAATCCAGTTATTCATCAACCAGCACGTATTCATGTAGGTGGTGGACATTTAGCTTTACACGGTGGCGATGGATTTGTAGTAGGCTCTACAATGACAGAATATACCCCTGCAGGACAATGGGGGGCTAGTGGTACTCGTACACCAGGAACATATACTGGTGTAACAGTAGCTACTGGAGTATCTGGAAATCATCCTACATTTACAGTAGTTGTTGCCGTAAGTGATGGTTCAATAACATCTGTTACTTCTGAAACAACAGGTTCAGAAATTTTTGATCTAACTAGTGCAAATACAATTTCAGATTCACAAATAGGTAACGGTGGTGCTCCAGACATTCAATTTAAATATGAAGGTGCAACAACTACTCAAGCTAAACTAACAATGATTGGTGATACTAATCTTGCTGTTACACCAGCTGGCGCAACTATCAATAGTAAAGATGTAATGCTTGACGGTGCTGTAACATCACACTTAATTCCAGATACAAATATTGCTTACGATTTAGGAAGTGCAACACACAAATTTAGAGATTTATACTTAGATGGTTCAAGTATTCATTTAGGTAGTACAATTTTAAGAGATGACGGAGCAGGTCATTTACAAGTAAACCTTACAAACATATTAGAAATTGCCGCAGATGATTCAACTATACGCACAATTAATAGTGGAGAGTCAGTTAAGTTTGTTGGAGCAGGATCTGTTACAACGGCTACTGACGCTGAAGGTAATCTTACAATTACAGGAAGTACAAATATTGTAAATGATACAAGTCCACAACTAGGTGGAGGATTATCAGCAGGTGGTTTTGACATTGACATGGGCGTTAATATTCTTACTGATGCAAAAGTAGGAAATTGGGATACAGCATATGGTTGGGGAGATCATACAGTTCCTGGATACTTAACAGGTACTGGAGTATTAAGTTCTCATACAGATGTACACAATGCGGTACCAAGTGATGGCCAAGTACTTACTTGGGTTGATGCAAATTCAAGATGGGAACCAGTAACAGATGTTGAAACAGATATTACAGGGTCTGTATTTGGTGATGACTCAACAGTACTAGTTGATGGTGTTAATAGTGCTATTAATTTAGATGGTACTATGAAGACTCATATGATACCGGCACTAGATGCTACGTATGACATAGGATCAGCTGAAAAGAAAATTAGAGATTTATATGTTGACGGTGGAGGTTCTATATGGGTTGGTGGTACTACGAAAATGATGATTGCACCTTATGATTTCCAAGATGCAACTTTTAGTCACTATGTAAGTTTAACAGGTAATGTTATTGAACCAAACGGGTATAAGTTAGAATCAATAGCTATGAGTACTGATGGTACTAAAATATATATTCCTCAAGATGAAGAGACTGGTGCTTTACCTGATTATGCACGTATTGTTCAATTTACTTTAAGCACACCATTTGATCTTTCAACGATTACTAATACAGTAGCCGCTGGGAACTCTTTTGATGTTTCAGGGGAAATTAATTCACTTGGTTCTGGTGGTGCTTTTGGTAACGCCTACATAGGTGGAATACATTTTAAACCTGATGGTACTAAAATGTTTATGTTAACTGGTAATAGTATAGGAAGTAACCCACCAGGAACTGGTGCTCATTATCATTCAGCAACTAAACTTGTTGAATATGATTTAGGAACACCGTGGGATATTACTACTTGTGCATTTAATGGCAAATGGTCTGAAGGTACTGGCGGTGGCGTTGGTGGAGCAGGGTATTCATTATTGTATTATCTAGATGGCGGACAATTTAAAATAAGCAACGATGGTAGATTCCTTTATACTGGATCTACCCAGTATGTAAAACAATTTGAAATGGCAACACCGTGGGATATTAAATCATTTCCATGGCGCGACACACCAAACGGTGCAGGGTCGCACGGTAACGGACCAGGGTGGGATGAAGATAACGATTTTAAAATTTACACAACAAAAAGATGGCATGATTCACAAGGATTAGAGAAAGACTCATTGATTGATATATGGGTGAGTGACGATGGATGGAGATGGTTTGGTTTATTCAGTCATGGTGGATCTAATGATAGTATAATTTATGGTTATAAAATGCAGATTAAATATGATATTAAATCTTCGTTACCGTTCGGTGCTGATATAATTGAAACTGTATCTAACGGTTATAACCCACCATTTCCAGATTCTATAATGATTTCTGGTTCTAATCATCCTAATGGTTCAGATGGACTACAAACAGGTATGCCAGAAGCTTGGGGCGATTATGTTCAATCAATATTTTTTGCTGATACTGGAAAGAGATTGTATGTAGCTGGTTATACTAAAAATTATCCAGCCACTGACGGTATAGGTGGAATTCAACAATATAATATAACTGATTCAATAGAGCCACAATTTAAATTTAAAGGTACTAAAGGCGTAAAAATTGAAGGCGAAATTGAATTGGCATCAGGCGCTTCGGTTAGCGAGATTAGTACAGATACTGATATGTCAGATGCTAGTGACTCGTCAATTCCAACAGAAAAAGCAGTTAAAACATACGTTGATGCAACTGTTGATGCAGGAGTTAATCCAACAGGGGCTGTTCTGTCATTTGCAGGTGCAAGTGCTCCAACAGGTTGGCTTCTTTGTTATGGACAAGCTATTAGTAGAACAACATACGCAGGCTTATTTACAGTACTAGCAGAAGTATACGGAGCAGGTGACGGATCAACAACTTTTAATGTGCCAGATTTACGTGGTCGTACTATTGCTGGACAAGATGATATGGGCGGAGCATCAGCTGATAGATTAACTGGTGCTGGCGGAGTAGGCGGCATTGATGGTGATGTACTAGGCGCTAGTGGCGGTACTGAAGCAGTAAGTCTTACTGAAGCACAAATGCCTGCACATGATCATGATTATAATAACCCACCATATACAGGATCAACCAACAATGTTTCTGGTATTGATGTTACTGGAAGTGCTGTAGGTAGTACGTCACAAACAGGAACAACAGGTAGTGGTAGTGCTCACGTTAACATGCAACCAACATTGATTTTAAATTATATTATTAAAACTTAATGAACTATAACAGAATTCTTATCCATTCTTAGATATGGACAAGTATGACAAAGCCATCCTTTAGATGATACAATATAAAGTACTGGTTCTCTAGCTTCATTTATATGACAAGTAGAAAATGTCATAGTGCCCTTTTGTTCTATAGGTTCATCACCAACTGTACAGGTAGCTAATGGTACTTTGTTAATTAAAGGAAATGCCCAAACAACATCTAATTTCCCATCATGATCTGTATCCATATACGTAGTGATAGTTTTAGGTATATCTGACCATGACCAAAATGACACACTCCGAAAGAAGTCTGTTTTACTTGCAAACATAGTTGTTGGATTAATTTCTTTTGCTAATGCTGAAGTAGAAAAGATCAGGAAAACTGATATTAAAAATATTTTTTTCATACTATTTGCCTTTTCGACGAGTTTTGCGTTGCTTAGATAGAAGCTCTAATTCATCAACATGTAGTTTTTGAACCCTTGAGATGTCTATCTTAATATCTCTTAGATTCTCTTGCATTTCTGTAAAACGATCATAACTTTCGTTAAAGAATTTATTTTGATTACTGATAGCGTCAACTACCCACCACCACCAAGTAAATGCAATAGTTCCAAATATTACTGCCATTGACATTTGAAGGATTTCAGTTACAGAATCTAAATTGAAATGTAGACTTAATAATAGTCCTAGTAAGGCTGTTAACGGTAATACCCGTCCCACCCATACGTAAAATCCGGTGAAAGTAGTTTGATATACTCTCTTCATGGTGTTACTCTCCTATAACACCAAATGGTTTCCAAATCCCAGGTGTACCGCTTCGAATACATACCCAGCCAACATAGCCTGTTGGTTGTGGTTCTGAATTCCAAACAATATCGCCCTTACCGTAGATTCCATTCACAGGTGCTTCTCGTCCGACTTCGAATTTCTTATTTTCAAATTTGATTGGCCCAGATGTGCTGAAACATACGTCAGGATTGTTTACCCCTACTCCTAATTTTCCAGATATGGTTGTGATGCTGTCACTATCGGATCCAATTGTAATCCGATTATTTGCTTTCAGTTCCACTCGGCATTGATTATCAGTGATTAATTTCATATCACTAGTAGTATAAGTTCCTACACTAACTGAATCATAATCAGGGTCGACAATAAATTCCACTTCGTTACCTGCAACACTTAATTGTCCGTTACTAGCATCAGTACCTATACCGAGTCTCATTTGATCACCATCATAAAAGATGAATTGATCTATTATTAAATTGCCTTCGGTTCTAAGATTTCTTAATGTGCCTACACTTGTTAAACTTGAGGTCGCTACATTTGGGCCTAATTCGTTGTTACTTAATACTTTAATATTGCCTATACAGTATTCAGCCTCTTCGTGTAAATCAATAGATTCACTTGACCAAATACGATCAGGATTTGCAGACATTATTAATTGCTTAGTATGTCCCGATCCTGTCCACATGAGTCCTTTACCATAAGGTCCGTCGTTTTCAGTACATTCAAATATTAAAGGAGTTGATCGTTCGTTTCTAACATCTGCTTTTAGTTCATCTACTTCTAGTCTGGAAGCAGTAATAGTACCACCTACAGTAAGATTAGATTCTACTTTAACATCACCAAGCAGGTCGTGAACTGTAAGTGTGTCAGTAAGTACGCCATCGTTGGTTACAACAAGAGTTTGTTTTGTTGCTTCGTCGCGAATTCCTAAACTTGAGAAATCTGCAATTTTGCCACCGTGTATTTTATTGCCACTTAAACTTCTATCTGCAATTTCAGGTGCAGGAAGTTGTCTGTGAGCAATAGTGTCGATCGCCTCACCTAATTGTAAAAGTCCGTTTTTTACTGCTAGAATTTCAGTATCATTTATATCATGTGTGCTCATACTAGTATTTATCTTACTGCCTTAAGAATAATAGTATCGGTATTAATCCGGCCATTAAGTTTGATATCTACAGCATTAATATCTTCGAGGAAAGTACGTAGTTTAATCTTTCCGGCATCTTTAAATTCTTTAAGTTTTTCCTGTGGCTTTCTAAGGGTCTTTTGTACTGATTCTTCTTTAAAGCCTGTAATTGTTGTACCTTTAATACTTAATCCAGTACCATCACGTTCCAAATGCATTGGATCAACACTACTAGCAAGATATCTTCCTAATTTCCGTGTTTTAACATTAAAGATCCATAGTTCTTCACACCCTATAATGTCTATTGGGTTAATACTTGCTATTTGTAGTTTATCGTCTTTAATTGCATACTTTAATTTAGCAACTAATTTTTCTTTGCTTTTCGGTGCTCTTTTCCGTGTTTTCCGATTAGCTTTACCTTCTGCAATAACAAGTTCTAATGCACCTTTAAAGTTTAAAAGTCCTTCTAGTTTTAATTTTATAGCTTTTTTATCATAACACAAATATGCTTCTTTAAGTTGTTCTGCCCAATCTTGTTCTCTTTCACTTAACTTTGCAAGTTCTTTTTTAGAAAGCGGATTTAGTAATTCTTCTAATTCACTGATTTCATCAGTATAAAATTCTATTATTTTTCTAGCATGAGCTTGTGTTACTTTTAATTCAGCAAAGTGTTTAGGAAAGTTAAATCCTTGCGGATCAAACTTACTTGGCTCTTCAACCCATCCTTCTAACCAATCATCAATTGGTTCCATCATTTTATAGGATTGCATTCTAATACGATCTTGTATAGATAACTTAGGACCACCAACTAGTTTTACTGCGGCGTCTTTCTTTTCTTGAACAATAGCTTCACCAATTGGAACTAATTCGTCTAGTTGTTTATGAAGCCAATCTGTTGTTTTTCTTGCTGGACTCATTAATCCAGGCATAGAATCTATAAATTCTTGTTCTCCGGGATGTAAATCTGGCATACCTTTAGTTAGTTGCCTAGATAATGCTCCTAGAGTACAACTAAATTTATGATCAGGGCATTTACCAATAGCTTGTGCTTTATCTTTATAGTTCTTATGATTCTTGCAATATTCTATAACCCAAGGTTTAAAGTCAGAAGACTTATGTTCTAAACGATAATGATCTAACGCACTACTTTTTGCATAATGAAAGTCTTTTGCAGACATTTCCAAACCGTTTGAAAGATCAGGCTCGTTGCCCTTGTTACTTGTTCGTCGAGCGATCTTTTTCTTTTTCTTACTTCCACGTAAGTTAATCGACCGTGCCATCGTAAAATTTCTCCTTAAAGAATAACCGTTGCATTAGCTATTATATAGCAAGGAAATTAAAAGTCAAGTAAAAGTGGATTTAATTCTTAGATTTTTTCGCCGGATTCAAAGCCTCTAAAGCATTTAAATCTTGGAAAACGTAAGCTATAAGTCTTTGAATCTTGTGATTTAGTTCGAGCATCTGCCCTAATTTCAATCAAAACACCAATGAGCTTATCACGGCTAGCCCAGAAGCTATCACGTTCACTGTCAGTGAAACCGCTTCCACAGTTAAGGTGATAAGTGTGTCCATCGTCTTCTCCTTCTACTATTACAGCACCTAAACGTCCTTCGTTACGTCCAGTACCTTCTTCTACAGCAACTACTTTTAAAGTTACTTCAATAAATGGTTTTAGCTTTAACCAAGCTGTAGATCTTTTACATTCATATGGTGCATCAAGATCTTTAATCATAATACCTTCGTATCCACCGTCTACAGCCGCTTTGTTTACGTCTGTATACGTTTTTTGTCCTTCATGGGTCTCTAGGTCTACTATTTCATGATCAAGCACTTGTACGTGCTCTAAGACGTCTTTATTATCGTTGTACCAATGTGTTAACATTTGGGTTCTAAGTTCTTGTGATTTATCCCAACCACCTTCTAAAAAGTCTTTTAAAGGTATAAAATCAAAGAGATGTAAAATAGCATCTTTGGCTGTAACATTACTCTTACGATGTACCTGTTTCATTAAGTCTTGAAAGTTATCGCTCATTACTTCACCGTCCAAAACTAAATCATATGGTGGCGGTGATTTTTTAACGACAGTTTGAATTTCATCAATAATATGTTGGAAGTTTATAAACTGTTTTCCGTTTCTGCTAAATTGTTCTATATTACCGTCTTTACGAACAATTGTCAAAACCCTTACACCGTCTAATTTAACTTCTAGCATCTTTTTGCCAGTAAGTTTCTTTTCGTGCTTTGCAGAGTCTTGTGCTAGTTGACAATTAAAAACTGGAACACTATATTTGTCAAATCCGTTTTTCTTAGCAACATTGTTAACAGTTTTTTCACTTACTCCGCAACGTAAGTCTTTAATAAGAATTCTACGATAAAATCCATTCCATTGCTCTGCTGTTGCAGAACTCATTACAAGCTCAATAGCATCTCGTGCCGCATGGCCTGTTAATTCTCTATTTTTAAGTTTTTCAGCTAGTTCTTTAAATACTTTCCATTCACAGCCTTGGCCTGAAATTACAGTATCTTTAGTAGGAACTTGTTTAACGCCAAATGTGTATAAAGGATCTAAACACATTTTTACGCCTTCAAAAAACTCGTCAAGTCCTTCGTTCATTGCGTCTTTTAAAATGGATTCTTTAGCTAGACGAGAATTGTCTGCTTCTAGTTTTTCAATTATATTTTGTGGTTGTGTTCTCATTTATTTGCCTCTCTATTGCCTAATTATTATATACATTATACAATCGTTATCAATCAAAGTCAACCTCTTTTTTGGCGTGCCTGATAGGATTCACACTTTTTGGCGGACCCGAAGGGATTCGACCTTT